ACGCTTGGCCGCATGGGTCGGCGTCTCGCAGGTATAGACCACCCGGTCGCCGCTACCGACGGCACGAGTCCGCTTGGTCCCGAAGCCGTCCTCTCGCTGGATGGTCGAAACCTTGTACTTGGCAAACAACACCTCGTCACACCATTCCTGCACGACCGGCGCCGCCAACTTGTGCAGGTCCGGTTGCCAGCGGTCATACGGGTCCGAGTCAGGCGGTGAAAACCGCTCGACTTTGGCGTGTGCCAAAAGGATGACATTCATCCGCTTGTTGCGGCAACAGTCGAGCATCAGCAGCAACTGCTCCCACTTCTTCAAAGCAAGCACGTAGCCTTTTCCGTAGCCGTATTCCTCGATGGATTGCTTCCCGCCGTCCTTGGCCACGCTCTGCCAGATGAGCCGTTCGAGCCAGTCGAGCGTGTCGATCACGACCGTCCGGTAGCCGTGCTCCTCGTCGCCGCCAAGCTCAATGAGCCACCTGGCCACAGACTGCGTGTCTCGCAGCAGCGGCGTGCGGTCGACGCCCACGTCATCCAACCCGTCTTCCGTTGCGATCACTAGTGGGCTCGGCGCCCTGGCTGCCCACGTCGACTTGCCGATCCCGTGCGTGCCGTACAGCAGCACCCGCCTCGGCCTCGGCGTCTTTCCCTTGATCACTCCCTGCATGGTCCTCCTCCTCTACAAAAAAGCGTTCGACTCTCTCCTCCTCGATTCGCCTGATATCATCCAGGCGGCCATTCTCAACATAGTCGTCCCACGACTCTAAACCGCTCTGCATCGCCACCCTCCCTTATGTACCGCGATCACCACGTCATCCACAGCGATTCCGCGATCAAACATCACCTGTCGCATCTCCGTCAGCGTCCGTGTGTAGATCACTGTGTGCGGCTCGTCGTGTAGCTTCGTTTTGCAGGTCGCGTCCAGCGGGTCCACCTGGATCGTTGCCATGCTTGATCAACTCCTCTCTCCAGATCACCACATCGCGCGGCGCGTCGATCCCGAGTCGGACGCGATCATGGCGCACCTCGATGACGGTGATCGTGATGTTGGCGGCAGGAATAATAATTCGCTCGTTCGTTTTCCGTGATAAGATCAGCATGTAAACCTCCGTGTTAAAAAACGCCCGCGACCGGCCGACCGACAAAGAAAGCCGATCGCGGGCACCCCCGCCAGTCGGGCAGACCAGGGCGAGGGGGGAACGCCGCGACAACGAGCCGCGGCAGGGTACAGTCAGAATAAAGCTCGCTCTTGCTCAACTGGCTTTTCTATGGACTGCAGGTTTCGCACAGCTTGGCGGTAATAGCTCGGCTTCAGTTCGATACCGACGCCGCGCCTCCCAAGCTCCACGGCCCCATGCACCTCGCTGCCAACACCCATAAACGGCGTCAGTACCGTCTCGCCTGGATTCGACCACAACGTGCACGCACGCCGTATCACGTCGAGCTGCAACGGATGCAGGTGCTTCTCGTCTTCATCCTCTTTTCCGTCTTCAAATTCCAGCACGCCAGCCTGTCCCTTTTTCCCGAGATTTCCGCGAATGTCATCCCAGAAACAACTTGCGTACTGCCGCCATATCCAGTGGCTGTATTTGTTGTAAATCTGCCTCCCTTTGTAATCGCGATATTGCCGCAGTTCGCCAGGCACCTCACGGTCGCCGTAATACTCAGTAAGCCCGCGCGGGTAGCTCACTGGCACTGCGTTTCTGCCGTGCTTGCGAAATGGAATCAGGTAGTCTGCGGCGGCGACGTTCACTTGCGTTGCATCCTCTACGATTTGCTTGTGGGCCAAGGCCCGCATCATTGTTCTGTTGCGAACTGCCAGTGGCTCCTTCCATATGCAGATACGAGGCAGATACTCAAAGCCATGCTTAACGTGCAACTTGATAATGTCGCCAGGAAAGTCCAAATAGCCAGCGATGTTTGCGCCGTTCTTTGGCACATCCATGCAATGCACCGCCGATATCCTGCCTGGCAGCGTGACTCTTGCGATCTGCTGCACAATGAATTCGTAGTGCTCAAAAAACTCGCCATAACTGCGGCAATTGCTGAGGTCGCGCTCGCTCGACGAATAGTGGTACAGGCAGCCATTCACCTCGGTCGCAAACGGAGGCGAGTAGACTGACATGTGCACAGACTCATCGGGCATCGCCTGAAGCACCTCGCAGGCGTCGCCGTTGTACACTGCCCACTTGTCCGTGATGTTCTGCTCGATTACTGCCATTTTTTCTCCTCCACGGTACCATGTAACGCTCGCTGGCCGCGCGCCGCGAGCCGCATCTTGGGCACTGGGTCACTTGATCGTCGCTGAACCACTTCGCTCCGCAGTCGCACACGTAGTACCACTTCGGCCCTCCATCCATGACGGCACCTCCTCTTGCGTGTGATGTTCAATATCTCGTTTGATGTGCAATTCCTCGGCCATGTGCTGGACGATTGCCGCAAACATTCCTTCTGCCTGCTCCGCCTTCCGTTTCAGGTTTGCGAGCACTCCGCGCTCTCCCTCCGTCCCCACGATCTGCACGTCAACGGGCGACATTTGCCCGAACCGCCAACACCGTCGCACGCTCTGGTAATATTGCTCCCATGAGTGGCTCGGAAACGTGACAACATTGTGGCAGTGCTGCCAATTTAGCCCAAAGCAGCCTATCTTCGGCTTGGTGATTAACGTCTTAATCTGCCCCGCCTGAAATGCGAGCAGCCGCTCTTCCTTTTCTTCGTCTCGCATCGACCCGCACACTTGCTTGCCATCCGGCGTCATCTTTTCCAGCAGGTCGCCCTCTGGATTCAGGTGGCACCAGATAACCGCGCTTCCATTAACAGACGCGAGTTCGGCTGCCCGCTCACATCGTTCTGTTAGCGTCACGCGTCGTTCCTCGCGCTGCTCACGCAAACCGACTGCAGGGGTGCTGAATAACATGCCTGCCCGAGGTGTACTGTTGGCGATAATGTGCTCGTGTTCTCGTAATGGAGGCAGATTGAATCCGTCGTCTGGAAAGCCCAGGTCGGACGGCTTGCGGCACGATCGCGCCCATGAGCACACCCATCGCCAAAACGGCTTTTCTGCGTGGCCGCGAAACCGAAACGTCGATCGACCCCACCCGAGTACGTCTTTTTTCGTGTCCGGCTTAAAGAACCGGCCAAGCATGTCGCTATGCCCGAGGTAGCCGAGTGCCTCACTGCTCGTGCCAAGCTCGAAATAGTCGTTTGGTGCCGCTGTAGCGGTGCACAGCAAGCGATACGGTGTCTCCCGCATGAACTCAGTGATCTCGTGTTGCCGCGCGCCGTTAAAGTGCTTTATGATGCTCGACTCGTCGCAGCACACGCCCGCGAAGTCGTGCCGATTAAACTTGCTAAGCCTTTCGTAGTTCGTCACCACAATTCCGCCATCATGTGAGCCGTCTTGGCTGCGAGTGCACTCGATGCCAAATTTCTCGCCTTCTTTTGTTGTCTGATAGCTCACGGCGAGCGGAGTCGCGATCAGCACCGGCCTCCCTGTTTTTTTTACGACGTTGCTCGCCCAGACCAACTGCATCGGTGTTTTCCCTAGTCCGCAGTCGCAAAATATTGCCGCCCTGCCTTTTCGGATCGCCCACTCCACGAGATGTCGTTGAAAGTCGTAAAGCCATTCTGGGAGCCACAACGGATCGAACCCGCCATCGCCGTCCAGTTGCCGCTTCCTGCTCAGAAATTCCTCGTAGCTCACCCCACCACCTCCACGCACTGCTCCAACATCGCCAGTAACCTCGCCGCGTCCGCCAGATCGCCCCACGTCGCATGGTCGGGGCATGGCAGGTCGTCCAATGACCGATATAGCTCATGCACGCAGTGGCGCAACTGCACCACCGTCGCTGCGTAGCGGTCCTCCAGGTTGTCGCGCTCGACTTGAGCCGCGGATGATACGCCCCAGCCAAAGCGGCCGCTTCCGCAGCGGAACGCGTCCCGTGGATCTAGTCTGTCCATCGTGTAAACCTCCAAAGAAAGCCTGATATCGCCACAGCCACCAGCCATACGGCGACAGTGTGTATCACTGCGAGTGTCGTTGCTTCCATGCCTTTGCTCCCTTTTGTCGCTCGACAAAATACATCCGCCCCGCAAGCGGCTTGCCGCACAACGCGGCCGCAATCCTGCGGAAGCGTTCGTGCTGCGTGATGGCTCGCGAGTAGATCGCCGTGCCGAATGTGTGGTGGTACTCCCA